GGGTGTGGTTATGTACACCACCAGAAACCTTAGAAAGGCCAACGAGGTAATCGTAAAGGCCGTAAGACACTTCAATTTCGGAGTTGGCAGCCGCTACCAAAACCTCTGAATCCCAAACAATGTTTAAGTCTTCAAGGGCGGTAGCAGTAACTGTGTTCTTTTCAGCGACAGTTTTCTTTGCTGCCATGATTAACCCCTTAATTAGATGGTGTCGTAGATGTTCCCGTGAGCCTTCAGATAGTCATAAAGGTCAGCAGGAATGTTGAAGGACTTTCCGTCCTCAAAGTTGAAACGCTCTCCGCCCCAGTGCATGAGCCATGTGCCCTTAATGCGTGCTTTTTTGAGTCCAGATGCAACAGGTGCTGGAGTCGCAATGACTTCCTCAACCTCTGCAACTTCCTCAACTGGTTCTGCGAAAACGTCAGATGCTTTCTTTGTAGCCATTTGGATTTCTCCTTACTTGTAGTTGTTAATAGATTCCAGTGGAGGAAGGGGGTTTTATCCCCCTTCCCTTCCACAGCCGCCTTATTAGGCGACTGCACCACCGAGAGTGTTGATGACGACACGGGATTCGTGTGTGATGACACCGAAGCCCCAGATTGCGTACCAAGCCAAGCCGTGCTCACGACCAAAGTCAATGACACCACCGTCACGGAGTTCCACTGGCAATGCAATGGCCTGACCGAAGGCGTTGTCACCAATCATGATTGATGAGTACGAGTTGCTGAGGACTGCGTCCTGAGTGCTCGTTGCTGGGTTGGAGTCAACCGAGCCAAGACCGGACTTGACCTGTGTGGTTTCAATGAAGACCACATCGTAGATGCGTCCGATTTCACCGAGCATGAAGTTGCCGGGAGCAGCATACTTCGTGACTTCAATGAACTCAGGCCAGTCACGGAGCGAGCGGCTCTGTGCAGGGTTTACGAAACACACGTAGGTGTCGCCAAGGCGAGGGATGTTTTGTCCAGCCAAGATTTCAACTGCGTCCTTGACGGTTGCAGGTGACATGTAGCCGGGAGCACCCGAGTTACCAGCGGCTGCGTACTCGTAAGGAGCAAGCGAACCACGGGTGGACTTTGCGGTGCGTCCGAAGACCACGCTTGGAGCAACAGCCGCACCGCCACCGAAAGGAACTCCCGGTGCGTAGAGGGTGTTGCGTGCTTGGATGTCCATGGACTGAGCCATGTGGCGACCAAGAAGGCGGCTGGATGATGCCATTACGTCATCAAAAGAAGCGTTCAACAACAGTTCGGTAACAGCGACAGACTTGCCTTGTTCCTTAACTGTGATTTGAATCTGGCTTGCAGAAAGAGCCACTGGCTCCATGCGAACACCTTCAACGAGTTCTGCACCAGCAGCCTCGTCAACACCAAGGTTGTTGTAGCGCATGAAGTTAATGGTGAGACCGGGCATAACGCCAAGTTCTGTCTTCTTAACTGCAAACTGCTCAAAGCGAAGCACTGGCATCGCTTGGAACAGGATTTCCTTTGACCAAATGGTCTGAATTGCTGGGGAGAGGGTAGCGTCACTTGAGTAACCTGTGGTCGTAATTGAACCAAGATTAGCGCCTGTGACTGCGCCTCCTACGGGGCCGGGAAGAGCCATGGGTTTATCCTCCGTGGATAGTTGTTGTTATTAGTTTAATACCTGCCCCGGTTGGGGCGAGCATTCATGAGCCTGTCACGCATCTTTGCATACTGTTCCATTGGCATATTGCGGATGTCTTCCGCAGAAAGCGTTTGGTATTCCGTTTGAGTTTCCATTGGCCCAACCGGGGGAGCCGTTACTGGCGCACCCCGCAAACGACTTTGGCTTGCCGCAGTCGCTTGTTGGATTGACTCAATAATAGCATTACTTCTCTCACGAAGCACAGCAATTGAGTTCTCAATTTCATCCTGACTGTTTCCTGCGATGAGGTCAATCAATTCTGGGATGATTGTTTCTTGCTCGTCAGCAAGTCGGCGCTGACGATATGAGTTGAGTTCTTGCATTTGGCGCTCTTTTTCAAGAAGTGCTTCTTGCTGTTGGCGTTGTGCCTCAATCTCATTAAAGCGGGTTTTGTAATCCTGCTCAAGTTGTGACAACTTGCTATTGAACTCATCTTCACGCTTAAGGAGTAGTTCCTTAGCGGATAGTTCAGCAGTCTCACGCTCACGGATAAGTTCTGCTTCTTTAGCAGCACGTTCTTCCGCTTCCTTTTGAGCAGCCTCACGCTCTGCGGCGATGAGACTAAGTTGCTCTTCCATGCTCTTTACACGGGTATCGGCTTCTTCAAGACGCTTATACATCTTGTCCTTTTCCTGCTTACGGATGCTTTCTACGTCATCCTCAGTAAAGGTTTTGCCTTTGTTGATTGCGTCCTCTACAAATTGCTCAACGATTGGAGCATCTACAGGGACGGAAATGATGTCCCCTTCGGGGACGTTACGGTTTGCCATAAAAGTTACCTACTTTGATTGTTTGGCGGATTGGAACTGTTTTAATAGTCTGTTTTATGCGTCTTCGTCAGGATTACGGCGTTGCGCAAAGCGAGCACCGTAAGCCTTGCTTACAATTTTATTTACAAGTTCGCCTTCCATTGGAGCAGCAGCCCCAATACCCGGCATCAGAGGACCTTCGCCCCCTGCACCACTAACATTAGCACCTCCAGCAGACACGGGTGTAGCCCCTCCATCAGGAGTGGGCATCATGCCTGTGGCGAGCATAATTGCTTGTTGGATTTGAGCACGCATCATGTCCAATGCGCCTTGGTCAATGGCATCATCCTGAAGTTCTTCAAAGATTTCTGCCATCTTCTCATTAGGGAACTCTTCTCCAAGAATACGCAAAGCGCCTCTCTTGGATTCCAAACCAAGGGCCATCTTGGATTGAACTTCGTTGAGTTTAATGAGAACGTCTACAGGCAATGGCTCAGGCCAGTGAACTGTAGTGCGATAGGTGAGAGGGTCAGCAGGGTCCAATTGGGTGTATTGGTCACGCTCTGGCTCTGCGGATGTGGAAGCATCATAAACAAGCAATTGTGGTTCAAAGACCGCAACTGTGCGAATAATGATTTCGTTAACACGTTCAAGACCCTTAGTAAAGTGAACTTTCTTCATGTTGAAGCGGTTCATCATTGGTTGGTACTGAATAGCCAAAGCCACACCAGAAGTGTTGGACACAGGCTGGAATTGACCAAGGGCGGTTTCAGGGACACCTGTTAGTTCGTGCATAGTGCGCTTAAGCACGTCAACGTACTGCAAAGCACCAGCCATCTCACCACGAGATTCAAGGTTATAAACACTTGCATCCTTAGGAAGACCTGCCCAAACCTTCTTAGGTCCACGCTCCAACTGAGAAGCCTTAGCACCAGTAATAATTGTTACAGGTGCGGCGTGGTAGTTGATGATGTCAGAAACTTCCAACATCTTTTCGTTGAGTTCACGGTTCAGAGGGATGATGTCCCAGATGTCTGACTGACCCCAAGGAGAAGAAGAAATAGTTGTGTTTGGAATATGTACAACTGGAATTTGACCCAAAGCATTTGGGTATTCGTCAATTAGTTCATCATTAATAAACTGTTGTACAAGGTCATCTGACAAAATCTCAGTAAAGGTATAAACCTGACGAGTACCTTCAGGAGAGGTACCCCAGAAACGGTACTTCAATTTAAAACGAAGCAAGCGGTCACGGTCATGGGGGTGGTACTCAGGGAAACAGTGTGCTGGGTTCAATGGAATAATACGAACACGTCCCTCATGGAACAAACCTACTGAGTCTTCGTATGGCTCTTCATAAGCAACCTTGACAAAACAGTCACCAGTTACAGATGCAAGTTGACCCATTTCCCACAGCACATAATGCTTGGAGTTATGTACTTCCCAAACCTTGTTAAGAACATGAGGCATAATTGCAGCATTCTGTTCAGGAACACGGAATTGTACGCTCTTACCAAAACAGAAGTTGGTGATGTAGTCCGACATGGTACGGACATAGTTCAAGTAGAACTGTGATTCACCCATTTCACGGCGATACGAATAATGGTGACCAAGGTACCAAGCCCACGCAGAGGCATAACGGTTTAATCGGGGACCATGTACTTCAAACTCTTCGTCTGCCAGTTCCACCAAACCAAGTGGGGAAATGGCAACGGTAAGGTCACTTGAAGACGCTCTATAAGACGGTGACCAAAAATCAATTGCCATGTTGTCTACACCTTACCATTAATTAA